CCAACCATTTTTAAAAATCCAGATAACGTTCTGTTTCCATAACGCTCTACTTCTGCTTCGTAGATTTCTGGTAAATACTGCTGCGCAAAGTCAGCGAAATTTGCTGGAACGGCTCCTCCGCCATTGTTGTTCCATTGTAGGTAATTTGTCGCAAGTAATTGCGGCGTTTGTGATGGGACTAAACTCCCAAACTGTGGTAATAAACTCATAATTATTAGTTGTTAAACTTTTTAATTTTTAATTTTGATGAGTCCGCTCCAGAAACTGATTTCACTTTGTATGCTCCAAACTTGGCTCCGTCCATAGGCGCAGCTTTTCTTGCTCCACTTGAAGGGTTATTAGATTTGTTTACAACATCTCTAATAGCATCGGCTTTACCTTGCTCGTAAAAGTGATTTGCCATTTTATCGGCATTTGCACCTGCATACAACGCTTTGTGATACCCTGCAGTATCCTCAATCGTACCATCTTTTCCAAGGAACTTTCCTATAAAATTACTGATGTCTGATTGTTTTTCTGCTACCTGTGATGGGTTTTGTACGCCATATCTAAATTTTTTATCACCCAATGTAAAATCGAAACCTTCGAAATTTTCATTAAGTAACTCATTAGTCTTGGCTTTAAACTTATCGTGGTTAGCGACGTTTCTTTCCTGGTCCTCTTTATATCGATTAAAAAAGTCCGATGCTTTAGCTTGGTCCTCAGTAAGTGTTGGCGAATTCAACTTGATTTCGTCGTAGTACTTATCCTTGGTCTCCTTTAAAAACGTACGGGCTTTTGCAACCTCTTCTTTATATGCGAGTTTTTTTCTACGGATATCTCGCTCCTCGTCTAGGTCTTCATCAAATGCAAAGTTGTCCTCGATCATAAACTCGATTTCTTCTGCACTTAAGTGGGACTTAGTGGTTTTGTAATATTCTTTTACTAATACGTCACGGTCTACATCGTCGTAATTAGTATTTAGTCTTAAGTAATCTTGCATGGTTCCTCCGGTCTCACGCATAAAATCAACTAACTTTGTAATGTTTTCAGGCAACTCAGGTTGCGCTATAGCCGGCTTTACTTCTTTTTTTGGCTTACTTTCTTCGGTAACTTCTGTGATGACTTGCTCGGGTACTTCTCCGACCATCGTTGGGCTATCTCCGGCTGATTCATCCACATCCACTTCTTCTGTGCTTGGCTTTTGAACGGCATCTTTTTCTTCTTTAGGTATTACTACTCTAGTTACATTACTTGGAACGTCTATCAGTGGCTCTTTGTTCCTAGCCGCTATTTGCTCCTCAGTAAGCTTTGGTTTTGTTTGGATCTTAAAAGATCCTTCTGTTTTTACTTCACTCATGATATGATATTATATAATTATTAAATAGGTACTTATTGCGGGTTGAATTGAGATAGATCAAATCCGCCTAGGTTATCATTGCCGGCAGACTCAAAGTCTTTTGGTAATCCTTGCGTTTGCCTTTGCTCTATTAGCTGGCTTTGTTGTGATCCCTCTTTTTCAATTCTCTTATCTTTGCGATCTTCTATTTGCGCGTCTTTATCTTTTATTTCTTGGGCTTTCATTTGCGCAAGCTTCAGATTGTATTGGAACTCTGTTGCCATTAACTCTTTTTTAATCTGTGCTTCGGCTTGCATTCTTTGCATTTCAAAGTTTGATTTAGCTTGTTCTATCGCAACTTTTTCAGCCGTTAACGCTTGTTGCTTTTGTACTTCAGCCATTGCGGCTTTCTCCGCGGACTCGGCGTTTGCCTGTGCTTGTGCTTGAATATTTTGCTGAACTAAAGCCTGCTCTCTTTCTTTTTTCTTTTTACGCTTAAGCTTTAGCAATTCGTTAGCTAACTTTAAGTTTTTAATCTGACTAATATCAATTGAATCCTCAATATCAATTTCTTTAGTTTGTAAAGCTATCTGAATATTCTTTTGCAATTCCGCTCTTTCTTCGTCGTCTGGTTCCATTTCTAAAAATATACCAAAGTCATGAAGGTTAAGATTTTCAATTTCTTTTAGTGTTTCTACATTGAAAGTAGATATACTATTCATTAAAGAGTTTTTAGTAAGAGGAAAATTTAGTACATCATTTATTTTAAGCGATATGTTTTCGCAAGTGCTTAATGCTAATTGTATGCTAGCGTCTTGTATATGTTTTGTAGCGGTGTTAGACGTGTTTGCTGCCATTTTTTGTAGCCCCACTAAAGCGTTAGCGTCTGGCATACTACCGTCCCTGGCTTCATTTAATCCAGTTACGTCTCTAATCATCTGCATATTATAGTTGTATGCGGTAATTAAAGATTGTATTTTAGATATACCAGAAGAACTTGATAGTTCCTGTATAGGAACCTTGCCTCTGTTCATATCTCCGTCTTGTGTCATTGATCTACCAATAACAGAACCTGTTTGGAAGTACATGTTTAATGCTTCCGCTGGATTGTAATTTGTACCGTTACCTAAATCAACCTCAGCTAATCCATCAACATCTAAGAATATTCCGTCAGGAACCATTCTAGACAACACCTGCTGTATTTTTAAATGCGTTAGCTGTATCACATCGGCAAAACCTATACACTTGCTTATAAGCGACTGTATCACTCCTTTGTACATTCTAGGAGCGGCTATAGAGTAACTCATCTCAACTCTAGTTGTGTCCGCTAGTGGGCGAGTCATATTTTCAGCCAACTTCCATTCTAGCATTATATCAGACCCAATAATTTTTGCCCCGCGATACAACACTTCAATTGATCTTGATACTCTTTCAAAATTATCATTTGCGGGAGGATTAAATTCACTAGTTTTTTCAATAGCTTTTTCTAATCCGTTATCTGTTTTCTTTATTTTAAATACTTGATCTGTGTAAGTCTTGTATTCAAAGTACATTACCTGAACGGTATTATAATCGTAGTTTTCAAAGCCTCGTATCATTCTACGATTGCCTGGCGACTTTTGAATTCTTTCTAGCTCTTCGTCAGATATATGAGGAAATTCTTTTTTAAGTTCTGGTATAGTTATAGATTTAACTTCTCCTACATAATATATATCCCCAAAGTTAGGGTCCTCTGTATAAGACCACACGCAGTAAGCAGGATCTACATAGTCAATAACTATTCCTTCTGCGGGGTTAAACGATGTTTTAGTTATACCTATTCCAATGTTAACTAAATCCTGGTTTACTCTTGCTCTAATTAGATCAAACTCATTAGTAGCCAATACTGTATTAATAGCTTCCTCCTCCGCAATCTCTACAGCCGGCTTGTATTTAAGCTGCATGTGCAAATCCCTTTCTTCAATTGATTCCGGCAGCTTGGTATCTGGAATTCCTGACCGGCTTAAATCCATTGGCATAACCGCGCTTGCCTCTGCTCTGGCTTCCACTGTAACCATATCGAACAACAAATCTTGCGCGTACTTGGTTCTTGCTTTTAAAGATTCAGGATCTTGCGAGTACGCTGTTATGTCGTACTGCTTTTGAGTAATACCGTTAGCCACGATGTTTGAAAACTTTGAAAGTATTGGAACTGGTTTCCAGTCTAAATTCAAATAAGATAAATCGCCATTAATAGCTAATTCATCTTTGTACTTCTGTACACTTTGCTCACCCCTAGCATATAATCTAAGGTTATGAAAGTTATTCCAGTTTGATGCGTATCTATTCGAACCTGCTCCCCCGTAATTAAACCACTCTTGCTCAATAGCACGAGAAACCTGTAATCCGTATTCTAGCGTTGCTTTTTCAGCATCACTTACTACCTGATCAGGAAATGGACTATTAGTATTTGTACTTACATTCATCTATTGCATTATTTTTGAGGTGGTTCCTTTATTGTCGTATTTCTTAAACCCTAAGGAGTATTTCTTTGTTGTTATAGCTCCCTTGGGGCTATACCTATGTTTGTTGCATGCCATTAGTGCTAAGCCGGAGCTTATTGATGCATCATGCTTTGTTCTGTTGTTTATATCAAACTTGGCCCAGTCTTCTAATGTTCTTTGTAAATAAACATCACCGTACCCTTCTTTTGTTTGACCAACAAAGTCTTCTATATAAGTTTCAATTGCCGAAGCGTGTGCTTGTTTAATATCTTCACTTGAGTTAGGTATACCACCTACTTCTCGTTCTGACACAGATAACTTATTGTAAGATCTATCTGGTCTATTAATACTGAAGCCTCTGTATCCTCGACGCTTTAAATAATAAAGCAATCTAGGCTTGTTATTCTCACATAATATTGGCATTCCGTAAAACACCATAGCCATCAGCACGTCTTCAAAAAACATCTCGGCTGTTGAAGGTCTAGCTATATATTCTAAAAAGAAATGATTAGGAGGTGCGTCTTCCATTGAAAACTTAGTTAATCCATGAAGCGCTCCGTTAGAACCTCCACCACCAACAACACCACTAATATCGTAACTGTCACAACCAAAAGCTCCAATATGTTCGTTTCCAGGGTACTTGATACCATTCTTTATTATTATGTTATTTTGTTGTTCTTGATTAGGAACCCAAGTAATCCAAAATCTACCGTCTTTGTTTGGGTAGAATATTACTCTTGTATCTTTGATACCGTTTTCCCATTGAAAGTTACCTTTCGTAACCATTGTATTGTTTTTTAACTCATCGTTGTAATCTATTTGTTGGTAGATCTTAGTTAAGTTAAATAACGATTGCTTAGATTCATCTCTAAAAGCGTGTTGTTCTGTTCTTGGAAATTGACGATAGTATTCGTTCAATGCATCCGGATCGTCTTTTAATCCTTCAACCTCATTTTCCCAATGATCAATGACGCCTTCATCAATAATGTCACCTTGAGGACCAAGAATATCTTTCTTAGG